AAAAATATTTTAAAGACGCAAACTTATCACCAATATCAGGAGAAAAAGTACCTAATTTTGCGAAAAGAAATTACTCATCATACCTACCTGATGTTTATACAGGACATCCAAACAGAATTCAAAGATATTTTCAATATGATCAAATGGATTCAGACTCTGAAATCAATGCGGCATTAGATATCCTAGCAGAATTTTCAACACAACAAAATAAAGAAAACGAAACTCCATTTGATATTGTGTTTAAAGACGAAACAACCGAACACGAAGTTAAACTTTTAAAGAAAGCATTACAACAATGGACAAAAGCAAACAAATTAAGTAAAAGAATTTTTAGAGTTTTTAGAAATGCATTAAAATATGGTGACTGTTTCTTTGTTAGAGATCCAGAAACATTCAAATGGTTGTATATTGATAATGCAAAAGTTGACAGAATTGTTGTTAACGAATCAGAAGGTAAAAAACCTGAACAATATGTTATAAGAGATATTAATCCAAACTTGCAAAGATTAAGTGCAACACAAATTACACCAAATCAAACTTATGGTGGAGGTGGAACAACAGGTGGTGGTACTGCGGCATACGGTCAAAGTTATGCAAACGCAGGAGCGACTGCTAACATGACAGGATTTGCTGGAGCAACTGGTGGAAGATTCTACAGAACAATGAATGCATACAACATTAATGCAGAACACGTTGTACATATGTCAATGTCAGATGGTTTAGATAACTTATTTCCATTTGGACAATCAGTATTAGAACAAATTTTCAAAGTTTACAAACAAAAAGAATTATTAGAAGACGCAATTATCATTTACAGGGTTCAAAGAGCACCTGAAAGAAGAGTATTTTATATTGACGTAGGTAATATGCCAACACACTTGGCTATGCAATTCGTTGAGAGAGTTAAAAACGAAATTAATCAAAGAAGAATTCCAAGCACATCAGGCGGTGTCAACTATATTGATGCAACATATAATCCAATGAGTATTAATGAGGATTATTTCTTTCCGCAAACAGCAGAAGGAAGAGGATCAAAAGTTGATACACTGCCAGGTGGTACTAATTTAGGTGAAATAGATGATCTTAAATTTTTTACAAACAAATTGTTTAGAGGATTAAGAATTCCAAGTTCATATTTGCCAACTGGTCCAGATGATTCACAACAACAGTACAATGATGGTAGAGTAGGTACTGCATATATTCAAGAATTAAGATTTAACAAATATTGTATGAGATTACAAAGTATGTTAAACCCAACATTCGACGAAGAGTTTAAAATGTGGATTAAATCCAAAGGTTACAACATTGACAATGGTATGTTTGAACTTAAACTTAACCCACCACAAAACTTTGCGGCATACAGACAAACAGAAATGGACCAAACCAGAATTCAATCATTTGTACAGGTAGCAGAACTACCTTATATGTCTAAAAGATTTGCATTAACTAGATATTTAGGATTAAGTGAAGAAGAAATGGCAAGAAATGCTGACTTATGGGCGGAAGAAAATAACATTCCACAAAGAAAACAAAGTAAAAATGCACAACTTAGATCAGCTGGAGTATCAAAAGCAGGTATTACATCTGATTTAGATCAATTTGAAGAACCAACAGCAGAACCAGAAACACCAGAACCAGGAATGCCAGGACCAGGTGCACCAGGAACTACGCCAGGAGGCGGCGGAACAGTACCAGGTGGAACTGGTGGAGGCACACCTTTATAAGGTTAAATACGATTATGCAACTACGTGAATTTTTTACACATACACAAGACGGTTTTGAACAAGATAAAAGTTATGATCCTGAACAAGATATATCAATATTAGATAAAGATGACACTAGAAAAACACGTCTTACACTAAAAGACATTAATTTATTAAGACTTGCCTCAGAAGATCACGATGCACAACAAAAAGAAGAAGCAGAATTTGTTCAAAAAATGTATGCCCAACCGCAGGTAGACGATTTAGCAATCTAATTTAACATATCCTTTAGTAAAACATAATAATTAATATAAATTATGAGTGATATAGCATTTGTATTAGGTAATGGCGAATCCCGAAAAGGAATCCAAATCGAAGATTTAAAAAAACACGGTACAGTTTTTGCCTGTAATGGTGTTTATAGAACCGATACCCCAGATTTTTTAGTTGCTGTAGATCCTAAAATGATGCTAGAACTTGCAGAAACAGATTATATTATTAAACATGAAGTATGGTCAAATTTCAATGCACAATATAATAAAAATCAAAAAATATTAGATAATGTAAAATGGTGTCAACCCAGTTTAGGATGGAGTTCTGGACCAACAGCATTAAGATTAGCCTGTGATCGTAAATTTAAAGAAATTTATATTCTTGGATTTGACTACGCTGGATATCCAAACCCTAAAAGTTCCAATAGACATAAATTTAATAACCTTTTCAAAGACACTCGTAACTACAAAAAAAGCACAGATGAAGCAACTTTTTATGGTAATTGGATGAATCAAACCAAACGTTGCCTACAAGATTTTAAAGATATCAAATTTCATCGAGTAATACCCGACGGTTGGTTCAAACCTAAAGATTTAGAATGGAATGACAATATGCATCATATGACCACAGAACAGTTATTAGCAAAATTTAATCTACAAATTAAAATATAGTCAAAAACGCCATTTTATATCACTTATATCGCCGTTTTTATGTTTTTATAGTAAATATAAACACTTATAAGTACAAATCTTACGTAATAGGAGCACGTGTAATATGACACAATCAAATAAATTTGAATCATTGTTAGAATTGCTTATCAACGAAGAAAATGATAAAGCAGAACAATTATTTCATGAAATCGTAGTTGAAAAATCGAGAGATATCTACGAAAATTTAGCAGACGAAAACACTGCTGAAAAGAAAGACGAAGTAAAAGTAGAAACTAAAGAAGAAGCTAAAGAAGACGACAAAAAAGAAGAAGTTAAGGAAACTGAAGCAACTGAAGCTAAAGAAGAAGCTAAAGAAGAAGCAGTTGACGAAACTAAAGAAGACAAATCTGCAGAAGAAAATATTAAAGACGAAGGAGTCTTTACTAAACCTGCACCAATAGCACAAGCACCAGTTGAAAAAACTGATGAAGAATCAATTGAAGAAATCGGTGGCGATGCTACTGACGAATTAATTAAAGATATTTCTTCAGATGAAGAAGGCGAAGGCGATAAAGCGGCTGACGAAATAGGCCAAGATTTAGAAGTTGACGCTGAAAATGGTGAAGAAGGTTCTGTAGAAGATAGAGTTGTTGATTTAGAAGATGCTTTAGATGAATTAAAAGCAGAATTCGAAGCAATGATGGCTGATAAAAATGGTGATGATGAAGCTGAAGAAACAGCTATTGCACCAGTTGTACCAGCACAAGAAACTCAACCAGAGATGGCTAGAGTCGAAAGCAAGGACGAAGCTAAAGCAGAAACAAAGGAAACTGTAAAAGAATACAAAATCCAAAAGTCTGCTGATAATGCTGACCATGCAGACGACAAAAGATCTCCAAATGCAACTAAAGGCGGTGCAAAAATGGGCGGAACTCCAGTAAAAACTGGTAGTGGCGCTGAAGACAAAGGAAGACCGGCACCAACTGCTAAAGATACAAGATCAGGCGGTTTTGAAAATAGCCCAGGTAAAGACAAAGGTACTTCTTATAAAAAAGAAGTTAAACCTCAAACTGGCGACAAAGCTGATAATAAAAAATCACCAGTAACTGCTTCTAAGTAATTGTTGATTTAAGGAGAGTCGGATGAGTTTATATCTAAGAGAACACCTAACATACGATCAGGCCAGAATGTCTATCTTACACGAAGGCGAGAATGGCAAAGATTTGTATATGAAAGGGATCTGTATTCAAGGAGGCATTAAAAATGCCAATGAAAGAGTTTATCCTGTTAATGAAATAGGAAAAGCAGTAAAAACTCTTAATGATCAGATTAATTCTGGTTATTCAGTTCTCGGAGAAGTAGATCATCCTGACGATTTAAAGATTAATTTGGACCGTGTGTCTCACATGATTACTGAAATGTGGATGGATGGACCAAATGGATACGGCAAAATGAAAATTTTGCCAACACCGATGGGCCAACTTGTCAAAACAATGTTGGAATCAGGTGTGAAACTAGGCGTTAGCTCTCGTGGCTCTGGTAACATATCAGAGTACGGTAGCGGCGAAGTTTCAGACTTTGAAATCATAACAGTTGATGTTGTGGCCCAACCTTCGGCACCGGGTGCTTACCCAACGCCAATTTATGAACATCTTTTAAACACAAAAGGTGGAAATATGGCGAAGGGTCTGGCCGCTGAAGTTAGAAATGACAAAAAAGCACAAAAGTATCTAAATGATGCTTTAACTAACATAATAAAGGACCTAAAATAATGTTTGATATATCAAAACTAGTTGAATCAGGAGCAATTTCAGAAGATGTACAAAAAAACATCCAAGAAGCTTGGGATTCAAAAGTAAAAGAAAACAAAGAAGTAGTAGGTGCTGAGTTAAGAGAAGAATTTGCTAAAAGATACGAACACGACAAAGGCAACATGATCGAAGCAATCGATAAAATGATGTCTGAGAAGTTATCTGAAGAAATTAGCAAATTTATTGAAGATAGAAAAGCACTTGCACAAGAAAAAATTGCTTACAAAGAAAATGTAGGCGCTCACTCTGCCAAATTACAAGAATTCGTTCTTACTAAATTGTCAGAAGAGTTAAAAGAACTACACGGCGACCGTAAAGGTGTTCATGAAAACTTTAAGAAAATGGAAGAGTTTGTAGTAAACGCTCTTGCAAAAGAAATTAAAGAATTCCATGAAGACAAAAAAGGCGTTGTGGAGACGAAAGTTAAACTAGTAGCCGAAGCCAAAAAACAAATGGCTAAGATGAAAGAGGCTTTCATAACAAAATCTGCTAAAGTTGTAGAATCTGCTGTGAATAAAAAACTTGCTGAAGAATTAAGCACGTTGAAAGAAGACATCACAAAAGCAAGAGAAGTAAACTTTGGCAAAAAAGTATTCGAAGCGTTTGCGAGCGAGTATCAGAACTCATACTTAAATGAGAAATCTGAGACTGCGAAGTTGATGAAAGTTGTTGATGAAACAACTCTAAAACTTGCTGATGCTGAGAAGGCTGTCGAAGAGAAAAACGCGGTGATTGAGTCGAAAGAAGCTGAGTCCAAAAGACAAGCTGACTTGATGGAACGCAAGGAAAAGATGGCTGAAATGCTCAAACCATTGGGCAAAGAAAAGAGTGAAGTAATGAGTCAGTTGTTAGAATCAGTTCAAACAGCTAAACTACAAGCTTCATTTGACAAGTATCTACCTCACGTAATGGCGGACAAAGCAGTTCCAGGAAAAGCGAAAGTTCTTTCTGAAAGCGGCGGCGACAGAGCGGTGAGAGAAGATGCGGAAATAACAAATATTCGTCATTTGGCGGGTATATAATAAACTAAAGGGGAAAGATACAAATGTCAGAAATATTTGAATCTAAATGGGCAGAGACTAAGACTGCTCTAACTGAAGGTTTAGCGGGCAACAAGAAAAAAACGATGGATGTCATTTTAGAAAACACTAAAAGATATTTGTCAGAACAAGCTACTGCTGGTGCTACATCAGCTGGTAACGTTGCAACGTTAAACAGAGTGATTCTTCCAGTAATACGTAGGGTTATGCCTACTGTTATAGCGAACGAGATCGTTGGTGTACAACCAATGACTGGTCCGGTTGGACAGATTCACACACTAAGAATAAGATATGCAGATACAGTAAGTTCTAATACAACTGCTGGTGAAGAAGCATTATCTCCATTTAAAATAGCGAAAGCATACGCTGGTAACCAGAACAACACTACTCCAAAAGGCGCTTCAACAGCATCTTTAGAGGGTACAGCTGGTAAGAGATTATCAATTCAAATCTTGAAACAACCAGTTGAGGCGAAATCAAGAAAACTATCTGCAAGATGGACTTTTGAAGCGGCTCAAGATGCTCAAGCACAACAAGGTATTGATGTAGAAGCAGAGATCATGGCGGCATTAGCTCAAGAAATTACGGCTGAGATCGACCAAGAAATAATTGGCTCACTAAGAACATTGGCTGGTTCAGCTAGTGAAACTTATGACCAAGCGGCTGTTTCTGGTACTGCAACTTTCGTTGGTGACGAACACGCGGCTTTGGCTGTGTTAATCAACAGAGTAGCAAACCAAATCGCAACAAGAACTAGAAGAGGCGCTGGAAACTACGCAGTAGTATCTCCAACTGCTTTAACTATTCTTCAATCTGCGACAACATCAGCATTTGCTAGATCAACTGAAGGTACTTTTGAAGCACCTACTAACACAAAATTTGTTGGTACATTAAACGCTTCAATGAGAGTATACACTGACGCTTACGCGGCAGATGGTACTTCAGTACTAGTTGGTTACAAAGGAGCAAGTGAGGCAGACGCACCAGCGTTCTATTGTCCTTACATTCCTTTAATGTCAAGTGGCGTTGTTCTTGATCCGGCTACTTTCGAACCGGTTGTTGGTTTCTTAACAAGATATGGATATGTAGAGTTAACAAACACTGCAAGTTCACTTGGTAATGCGGCTGACTACGTAGGTTTAGTGGCGATCACTTCAGGAAACTTAAAATTTAAATAATTCTTATTTTTGGAATTATTTAGACAAACCAATATAGAGAAGGGCGACTTAAAGTCGCCTTTTTCTTTTACAAAAGAGAGATTTAAAATGCTTAAAAATAAATGGATTTGGGCCGGTGTTGTAATTGTTGTAGCAATAGTGTTATGGCAATCAGGAATATTTGCTCCAGACGTACCAGTAACTACTGGATAATTTAAATTTATAAAAGGGCGATATATATCGCCCTTTTTTTGTGGCGGTACTTTCATAATTTAAATAACAAAATGCATCACACATTTCATCACATACCAAAAACAGGTGGTAGCACTTTAAGAATACGTCTTGAAGACCGAGCAAATAAGAAACAAATAAGCAAATTAGATTATGCAATTGGACACAACACAACTAAACGCACACCTGGCACACACTTTACTTGGTTACGTAATCCTTTAGATAGAGATATATCACAATTCAACTATGATATGTCAAAAAATGAAGCAGAAGCAGATACATTTGAAGACAATTGTCGGCAATTAGCTGGTAATTTTTTTACTTTATGGCTGTATAAAAATTATCTTTTACAAGATCCTAATGTAGATATAAATTCAAAATATATAACTGTACAACAATGTTTAAAAAACAATTTTCAAAGAGTTTTTTCTACAGAAAATTTTGAACAAAGCTGGAATGACGTTGCTGATTTATTAAAAATTGATAGAGAACCAAGACTAAACACAAACAGAAGTCGCACTGATTATAAAAAATATGCCAATAAAAAAAATTTAGATGAAGAATTTCTCAAATGGCACAAAAATTATAACCACTATGATTATAAACTTTTTGAGGAGTTTTGTACGTAGATAAAAAAAATATTTCCCCATCACAAGGTTCATAAACCAAATAGTGTAGTTTTATTCACAAAACATACTTCTAAATAATTCTAAGATTCGTATGAATCTTAATTTGTAAAGGAGATCCACATGGATTATCTTACTAAAATAAAAGGATGGGCAAAAGGATTAGCTGATGTAGGCGTAAGTCTAATAGCATTAGGAATTGTTTTAGAAATTCTTTTTAACGGTCACGGTATTCCGTTCTGGCCAAGCATTTCTGTTATAGGAAATGTTCAGGGCGTACTGCAAGGTTTCTCAGATCAAGGTCTGATAGGACTAGTAGCAGTTTGGATTTTATATCATATCTATAATCGAAAATAATATAAAAATCTAGAAATACGTTAGCCTCAAAGAGTGGTGTACTACTTTAAATTTTACACCACTCTTTTTATTTTTCTTTTTTGATAAATACGTGTAGTTCAACAGAGCTTTGCAACAAGCAAAGACTTATGCGGAATAAACCGCGTAGTGAGTAGAACTCACATTAGGCTCTGAACAAAGGAGAAAACAAAATGGGAAGACCAATTAAAAAAAGTAAAATGGCCAACACTTCAAGTGGCGCGGCAGGTAATATAGCTGTAACAGCTTATAGACCGTACGGTGGATCAAAAAATGATTCTACTACGGCTTATATAATATCACAAAGAGGATCTAAACTATTCAAAATTTCATTAGAAGATTCTACTAATGCTGTGTACCAATTGAAAGCAGTTGCACCAGGATCATTATCTGCTACTAACAGTAGCGGACTTGGTGAGTTCTGCGTACAGGTTATATTGAATGACTCTACTGTTGCTTACGTAGAAAGATTCTACAATAACACAATTCACTATGTGACTGCGGCGGGAACGGCAGGTACTTGCACTTATACATTAGGTGTTGAAGGTACTGATGAAGCTCAAGCAGGTTCAGGTGCTGGTTCTATTGACGTTATTACTGCACAGTAATAATATCCAACACGTGCTTATAACAAAGGGGGAGTTCAACGCTCCCCCTTTCTTTTTATAAATACTAGCAAATGGCAAAGACTTTACGTACATCAGGTGATTATACAATCAAAACAGGCACAGGTGCGAGTGGTTCAAATACTGTATTTTTGGACTCAAAAACAACAAGAGTTCAAGGAGATTTAGTTGTTGA